ATACGATAATAATATTTATAATATTTTACATTCGGCGTGACTATATCGATTCCCATATATTCCCATCGTTATCCATTGTTATTTCTTTTTCTTCCTTATTATTTATAAACCCAAATGGAAGTATTTGTTCTTCCATATATCTGACTCTCTCTTTATATAATTCTTCTCTGATATTAATATCAGACAAATCCTTAAAATAATTATCAGTAGTTGCCCATGAAAACAACACCAAAGTATCTACCAAATCATCATTTCTTCCACTATCTGCTTCAAATTTCAATCCTTTGGATATAAATGACGATAATTCATCAATAGTGTTAAAATCATTTACTATTAATTTATCTTCTTCTATTAATGATTTTAAGTTAAAACAACCAGTTTTTTTTGTAGCTTTTGTTGTTCTGACTCCTATATTAATATTCTTTCCTGTTTCATTTGATATAAATTGTCCTTTCCTTGGGTCAGTTTTAGTGTATATCATATTAGGATACTCTAATTCTGAATGTAATATATCAGAAACCTGTGCGCCTATATCATTTATTTCAACTAATATATAAGATTCATTATATAAATCTGCAACTAATTTAATAATATTTGGATATACTAATGGTGGAATTTCATTAGATCTATATGTTGCAACTTGAACATAAGGTAATTCTGTAACGTCTAATACAGAAAATGCAGAATAATCACTCCCCCTTGCACGTGATACATCAACAGTTAACCAATATATATGATTAATTATAGGTTCATGATAAATAAACAAAGTTCCATCATACTGTACCTTTATTGGATTCATATATGACAATGACTTTAACTTACTACCAGTAATTAATGTATTGGAACTACCTAAAAAATCACACTCAAACTCTTGTTGAAATTGTAATTCTGAAGTGTTATTTATCGTTGTCTGTTTCCATTCCGCATCTCTGCCTGGAAGTTCAGACCAATGAACTTCTATATTTTCATAAGAATTTCTTTTGTGTATTGAATCATTCCATAATTTATAAAAATGATTCATACCATATGGGGTGGATACTATGATTACTTTAGTAGACTTACCTGATGATATAGTAGGATATACTGAACGGAAAAAATCTTCTGCCATTTCATTAGGAACAAATGCAAACTCATCTAAAAAAAGTATATTAAAGGAACTACCACGTACTGCACTAGAAGATGTTGCAGATGCTAGAATTTTACACCCATTTTCTAATTCTATATTGGTTCTATTCCAAACAATAACACCCTGTTGTAACCAAAATGGTAAATTCTCATAACTTCTTTGCAATCTTCCCAATAATTCTCTTGCAGTAGACAGTTTATTTGCCAAAATAGCAATAGATATATCGCTATTAAATAATATCTGATGTAAAAAAAAACTAATACATGTAATAGATTTACCAGATTGTCTTGCCATTTTACATATAGTAAACCTAGATTCACTAAAAGTATTAATCATTTGTTCTTGAAAATCATATAACTCAAATGGTACCAATCCTTCATCCAAGTTAATTATTTTAACATACTTCCTTATAAAATAGATAGGGTCGTTCATACATAATTTGTATTCCCTTACTGTTTCTTCAGTCCATTGTATCTCAACTTCTGGTGATTTTAATCTCGGATTTTTATTATATATCTCTGTCATGGTCTTTCATCATCTTCAAAAAATCCTTTGTATTACCAACAAAAACATTATTATTAACAACATTTTTTCTAGTAGAATCTTTAATATCAAGTTTGTCCATATTTTTTTGTAATACCACAAGTTCTTTTGTCAAATCACCAGTAGTTTTCAACAATTGTGATACTACTTCAAATGCACGTGGATGTTCACTTTCTTTAGCTAAAGAAATTATTGATGAAATTGAATCTTCACCATTCCGTATAAGATTATGTAATGTATTTCTTGCATGATTATAATCATTCTTTATCTGTATATCTCTACCTTCATCTATATCTGGCAAAGTTTCTATTATACTGATTTCATTATTATCAGATTGTGGTAATATTTCAATATCAAGAACTTTATTTAATTTTTCATCTATATTATTCATAATCAAGTATTAGTAATATCAGTTGAAAACCCATAATCGTCAACGGGAGTAGATGTTATAGGATCAGGTGTAGTAACAGAAGTTGATGATGCGCTATTATTAGTATCAGATACATTTGAAGTGATTTCTCGTATAATTGGAATATCTTTATCATTACCATATAAAAAACCTTTCATCGTAAAAGATATAGTCCAAGTAATTGATCTTTTCGTATAAAAATCACCGTCATAATCATCTTCTAATGATACCATATTTAATACTAATGGTGTATTCCTAAGTAAAGAATCACTAGATAATTCCTTTATGGGTATAGAAAATGATGGAGTGAAATACGGTAATATTTGTTCTAATATTTGTGTACCGTCATCTGCATTCTTTACCATTATAAATAAATCAAATTCAATATCATATGGAACTGGATTATATACAAATTTCTTTGATATAGATGTTATATCATGTGTATGACCACCAAGTTTAGATAATTTACGTTCTGAATCATATTGTAACGTAGTTATTTCAAATGCAATCCTTGGTAATTCTATGGTTTTATCATTACCATATATTAATGCCAAAAATTTCTCACTAGGACCATACGCCAATGGTACTTTAATACTTTTTTGTATAGTATCATCTGAATTACGTCTTACTATTGTTATATCATTAAAAATAGAACCAAATGCAATTACATAATTTCGTATTATACTGTTATATTGTTCATCATTACCTAACATATTATATCCTATTAATAAGTTTCACTAAATGGGTTTTTAACTGAAAAATCTATAACTTCATCAGCTTTACCACTAACACTAAAATCATCATTATCTGCGGTTACACTTGTTTCATTAAATATATATTCATGTGTTGCACCTAACATATATATAGAACCAGAAGTATCACCTTTCACATTATTATTTTGAATGAAATTACCATTTAAATCGTTTAATTTCAATACCTTAGTGCCATTATTCCATGATATAACCTTACCAGATGCAGTTAATGTATCAATATCAACACCTTGATATACTATTTCATCTACAATAAAATCACCAGAACCAGAACCTAATGTAAAATCAACTGTCACTATATTAAGATTAATGTCAACATTATCATCAATAAAGTCCAGTCCGGTGTCAATAACTTCATGTGAAAAATCAAATAATTCTGTAGTTATTTTATATATATATTGTTTTCCTAATTGAAAAAATGGAACATCATCTTCAACAAATGTTATTGAAAATAGTTTATCAGCCAATGGGAAATATAATAAATCCCCAGGTAATGGTTGATCTATTCCAGTTTCATCTTGAAATCTTTCAATAGATACATGTGTTATTAATTGGTCTTTGATTTCCAAACCAAATTTAGACAAAAAGTCACCTTCACCCTCCCAACCATTGGCAGTTTCTACATACATTTCAATTAAAAATGAATCACGAAATTCAACTAATGTACGTTCATTAAAAATAGTATCTTCATTTACACTATTTCTTTTTATATAATAGAAATTCGCACCATGTATTTGAATAACTTCTGCAACCACATCAGATACTAAATTCTGTTCATGAACAATATCTACTTGATTAAATATAGGATTAACTGCCATATCTTATCCAACCATGAAATCGCAAGGCAATTCGTATTTTAACGACATTTCTTCTTGTAATTTATTAATCATTTCTGTGGATTCTGAAATTAATCTCGCGCCACTTAACATGACACCACCAACCATTTCAACACCTTCATATTTAGATACATTTTCACCCCATTGTCGTTTTATCAATGCAGTTGCGTATTCTTTCAACCATCTATCATTCCATACATCTGTATAGGTATCGGGGTCTAAAATTTTCATAACTTCAATAATTATAATATCACCTACACCCAATTTATTCCAATCCATATCTAATGATAATTTATTTAAATGTCTATTATATCTAATAGGTATATTATTAGTAGTATGTAATAAATCATTAATCATAGATATGTGTGATTGCGCCATATGATACGATACTAAATCCAATTGATTTAAATGATAAACATCATTCAATCTCATTTGATATTCTATACTAAACATATTATTAGAATGCAATTGTGTTAATGGTATAACTCGTTTAACACCTATAATTGTATCATTAATTGGTATATATCTATTAGTGAAGTCATCTTCAACTAAAATATGTTTCATAAAAACTTTCTCAACGGCATCATAATGATAATCACGATAGTATTCAAATGCATCATCCACACGATCTTCTATTTGAGCGTCAGATACATTAATTGTGATTACACCTTTCCCAAGTTTACGTAAACAATATTCCTTGAAATCTTCTCTATTTAATAATGTGGGCATTATAGTAATCCTTATAAATGTATTAATTATCCGACCATGATTGTGTATCAACATTAACATCCGTTAATTGACTTATTGTTGGTTCATATGT